CGCCTTGGAGGATAGGGGCGGAGCTGCCGATGGTCGTGACCACCCCAGTCAGAACCTTCGACCCCAACGTGGTGCTGGCGACCATGGCGGAAGACGTAAAGCCCGAGATGTCAAACCACCCGAAGTAGGGGCCGCTGCTGCCGGGGAAGCCGGGGTGGGTGACGATGATAGTGCTGGGCCCGACCGCTTGGATCGTCGGCGGGGTCCAATCACCTGTGGTCGGCTGCGTCGTGGGGAGGAGGCCAGCGGCTACCCCCGACAGAGTCAGGAAGGTGTTTGTCGCCAGATTGTACACGAAGGGCTGGTCGTGCCCCGCATAGGTCGCCGAGCTGACCATGCCGTAGACCCTGCTGTCGATGGACAGCATACAGCTTATCACGCCATTGGCGTTGATTGAAGATAGGTCAATGACCTTCACTGCGGCAGGCCGGGGGGCGAAGACGTTCTCTGTATGGTAAGCCGGCACAAGGTTTTGCAGCGAAACCATAGAACCCGGCGCCGAGTTGGTCCCGTCCTGCGCATCGCTGACCCCGAGGGGCTTGACGACTATGTCTCTGACGTTTCGCAGGCCCATGATTACCAGCCGACCTGTTTGGTGTTGGGGACTTTGTTCCAGCTTGAGCCAAAGCGTCGGCGGTCTAGCCGGACTACGTCGGCCCGAACAGAACTGTCGTCCTTGAGTTTGAGGTAGCGGTCGAGGATACCCTGCGCGCCGATGTCGCCGTTGCCCAAGAAAGAGCCTGCGCGCTCGTCGTCAGCGATCTTCATCAACTCGCCAGCAAGGCGGGTCACAAGGTAGTCTTGGTTCGGGAACCAAGGGACTGCCATGCTGCTTTCGGGCGTCGTGATGTCAGGCATCTGTCGGCGGTAGCGGACCGTCAGCGGGTAAGCGCCCGACGAGGGGGGCCAGACGTACATGACTGGCGTCGCGTTCTGTGCGGACAGATCAGTCGCGTACATCGAAGGGTAAGAGTACATGCCCGCCTGTTGGACAAGAAGGTCGAACTCAGACAGGTCGATGTTCGTGAGGGGGTATTTCACGCCGTAGAGAGTGAAGAAAACGTCATCGTACTCGGCGCGTAGGTAGTCCGCTGGCAGGGAGTAGGGGCCTGATCCGACACTGGTCCCGAGGGTGACAGTCGTCACGCCTCGGGCCAGATCGAAGTCGTAAGTCTGACACAGGTCAGACAGGATCATATTGAGAAGCTGCCCGGCCTGCGAGGTGTAGCCGGGCACGCCCGCGATCTGCGTTGCAAGTGCGACAATCTGTTGAGCTTGCAACGCCATCGCTTATTCTCCGTTGGTGATCGCTTCGCACTCAGCAATGCGCGCGTCCAGATCATCGACAGCCTTACGGAAGCGGTCGATGGAGATCAGGACGTTCGCGCGGTACTGATTGCGTTCAGCTTCGTTCTTGTCCAGCGACTGCTGGATTTCTTTCAGCTCGCGGGCCAGAGCGGCGTCGCGCGATGCGGCAGCACCCACAGGCTTCGAACGGCCGGCGCTGTGCGCGCCGCTGTGAATGCTCTCGCGCTCTTCGGCGATTTCTTTCTGGCGGAGGTCGAAGCCAGCCTTCGCGGTATCGTGATCGAGTTCGATACGCGCGAAGTCTTCTTCGCCTTGGGCCAAGGTCTGCGCCTGCTTGGCGCGGTCCTTGTGCAGTTCCTTGAGTGAGTACTTCGCCTTCTGCCGGTCAACAATAGACAGGACGCGGTCGATGCGCTTGTGCGCGTCCGACAGCTTCTCGTCTTCGCCGACAAAGCACTGAATGGTCATCTGACGGTCGTCGCCAAGGTTGGCGACAATCGAATACCCGATGGCGGGCGCGGGTGCGGTCTTTGTTTCGGTGGTCACGGTTTACTCTCCAAGTGCGCGGATGCCAGCGGGCGAAATGCTTTGCGGCTTCGTCATCTTGTACTGCTCGGCAGCAGACTTGCCGTCAAGCGTATGCTGATGGTTCCACGCGCGCTGCATCTGCTCGCGCAGGCTGTTAGCGACATGACGAGGTACGGTGTACGTGTGGCCCGGCCAAAAGGCTTCGCTGTTGACGCGGATGCTGGCGCAGAAGTCCGGCAGGTCGATCATCAGATTGACCTCCTCGTCCATGTCCGCGACGCCAGTAACCTTGCCCTGCTCCCGCTTGAGGCGGAGTTCTTCCTCCTCGACAATCTTGTCGAAGGCGACCTTCTTCAAAGCGGCGTCCAGCTTGGACCTCGCCTTGGCCTTGGCCTCTAGGATTTCTTTTTCAGTGAGAATGCCGGGAGCGGGGGTGTCGGCCATCAGCTCCTCCTCAATCGACTTCGCAGCCATAGATACCTCTTGGTTTCGGTGAAACGGAAGTGTTCCACCTCCTCCATGCCACATATTCGGTAGAAAGAAAACTAGGCCGTGTAGCCGTACAGCATAACTGAGGCGTACAGGTTGCCCACGCCTAGCGCGGGGAGAGTCGCGGTGACTTGGGTGTTTGGGCCGGTTCCTTGGAGCGGGGGGCTGAACGTCAGGCTCAAAGTCGGATTCGCGACGAGCGACCCGGTGGTTACGGGATAGGCGAGGACGAGCGCCTGCCCGAGAATCCCGCCCAACTGTGCAAGTACAACTGAGGGGGCTGTCGCGCCCGCAGAAGTGATAGTGATGCCAGTGACATAATTGGTCTTGCCCGCAACGGCGGGCATGATCGCGGATGCTATGCCATTGGGTTGGTTGCCCGAAGCAAACGCATTTACAGGGCCCGGAACGTTTCCGTTCATATCGACAGAAGTGAAAGCCGGGACTGCCAGACTGGTTGCGGCGCCGGAGGAGTCAGTTCCTGGCACAAGGACGGCGGGGCCGCTACCCGAGGTACGAAGCGAAGGCATAAGGCTCTCCCTTTCACAAAGAGAAGTCAGGGGGCCGAAGCCCCCTGACCATTAGGATCAACCGAAGGTTGCCGTGAAGTTCGACACCGACTCGATGCGGGCGAAGAACTGCTGGTTCTCAATCAGCGTACCGTACATGACCTTCCAGCCAATGACGCGAAGCTGGTTGAGGACGTCGCTCTTGTCCGGCCCAGTCAAGTAGCTGAACTTGGCGTTGTCCAAGACGACTTGGCCATAAGCGCCGCGACCGAACACGAAGGTCGGGTACACGGTCAATCCAGTGGTAGGCGCGGCAGGAGGCGTCTGAGCCAAGCCGGTGCCGGTGATGACAACGGTCTGGCTGGGCGCAAGCTGCACGGCTTGGCCGGCCAGCGTACCGGCAGACGGACCCGCGACCGACAGGCCGAGGTTCGACGGCGAGCTGGTCGTGCCAATGTACACGTTGAACGTGTAGCCGGTCAGCGCGGGCAGAGTGACAGAGATCGAGCCGGTTGCGCCGGTGACGGAGATACCGCCCGACACCTGATAGATGCGGCTCTCGTACTGGTTCTGCGTGTCCGACGCCGTGACCTGCACGTAGTAGGTGCCAGTGGCCAGCGAGCCAGAGGTGCCGGCGGTGCCGGTGATCTGGGCGACGCCCGTGAAGGTAGGAACCAAGTTCGACTTGCAGAAGCGGATGCCCGACCATTCGCCGACTTCGTAGTTGTACAGGCGATTGAGATCGCTGTACGACCAAGCGGTGATGACCGAAGAAGCCTGACGGAAGTCACCGACGGCCAGCGTGTGGATGATCGCAGCGTAGTGAGGCATGGCGCGCGGGTCGCTCGATGCCTGACGGCCGCCAGCGTCCACGTCCTGCTTGTCGTCGGTCTGCTCGTCGCCCATGAAGCGCGGGGCGCCGAGGGTTTCGAGCGCGGCGTCCGTGCGGATGACGGTCGTGGGGTCGAGGACGTCACCGCTCTGGAGAGCAGCGCGCGAGCCACGGCTGTTGACGTAGTTGACCTGCGTACCAGCCATCAGTGCGTTGAAGGTGTTGCGCTCCAGCGTTTCAGCCATCTGCAAGGCGACCAGTTCAGTCGCCTTCTTGAACAGCGGGTGCTTGACGGTCATTTCGGCAACGTCAGTGATGACGACCTTGTCACCCCACTGCTGCACGGTTGCAGTGACCTGCTGGATCGTCAGCGATTCACCCTGCGCTGGGCCGACGCCTTCTGCGAGCGGCGCATAAGGCAGCGGCAGACGGTTGTAACGAGTCGCGGTGTACGAAGTGCCACGGCCCTTATCAAGCGTCAGCGGATCACCGAACTGGTATGCAACCAACTGGCGACGGGCCAGCGGCAGGGTTTCGTCTGCGATATAGCTTTCGACGTCAGACGAAAGCTGAGAGTAAGTGTTATTACCGGCCATTGTGAGCCCCTTCCAGAAGGACGGGGCTCAACACCCCGTCAGATATTCACGCCATCAAGGCGTGACCGAACCGAACCCTTGCCGCCACGGCTCGAACCCCCCACGTCAGATCCACCTGACACTGGGCTGGCACGTTCACGGGAGACACTGGCTGCGGCTTTCTTGACCTGCTTGGTCCGCGCGGCTTTACCACCTTCGAGCATACGCTGCCCGAGAATGTATGCTGCAACGGTTTCGCGAGGAATAGTGACACCACCAGAACGAGACTGCGCGAGAGCGGCTTCGACATCTTTGGCGATCCCAGCGAGCGCAGCGTTGGAAGCGCAGCGGGCAGCGAACGCTGCCTTGTCTTGCGCATCAACCATGTCTTGCTGCAACCGAACAAACCGAGCCTCCGTGTCACGCGCTATCTTCTGCGTCTGGTATTCGATGCGTTCGAGCGGGTCCATGTTCGCGAGAGCTTGGCGCTCCTGCTCGAATTGATAATTGTTTGACTGCTGCTGCCGCTCCTCCCGGAGTTCCTGCATCTGTCGTTCGAGTACGTCTGCCCGCGCTTTGGCTTCCGCCGCGATACGGGTCGCCGCTTGGATGCGGGACTGACCTCGCGACGGCTGCTTTACTTCCGCGTCTTCTCCGCCTTCGCCCGCGTCACCGGCATTGGCATGATCGAGAACTCCTTCACCTTGCCCTCCGGCACCGGCGTCATCGTCTCCGTCGGCATCATCGAAGTCTTGGCCGTCTTCATTCGCTTGGTCCTCTGTTCCTTCGAGGTACAGGTCGTCGTCGTCTTCGGGTCCGAACATTTTACTCTCCTAGCCGATACCGTCGGCAAGACGTGGGCTACAGCTAACGGCTGTAATTCGAGGCGACACAAATACTCCCGCTAGGGGGTCAGTGTCAATTCACATTTTCCTTGGCATCACGATGCCGCCAGCGCGTGCCATCTGGTCTGGCGCGATCATGCCGGGAGGCCCTTGGTGCTGCGGCCCTTGGGGCACTGCGCCGGGAGCCGTGCCTTGCATACCGGGCGCGCCGGGTGCGCCCTGCGGCGGGCCTTGCATCTGGGCCTGCTGCGCTTGTGCCTTGGCTTGGGCCTGCTGCTGGTGGAGCATCAGGTGCTTGCGGGCGGTGCCATGCGGGTCGCCCTGCTGCACCAGCATCATGTGCGCCTGCATGTGCTGCATGTCGTCGTCGCCGGGGTGCGTCTGCACTTCGAAGCCGTGTTCCAACATGCTGTTCTCGGTCATCGGGTCAACGCTGATCTCAGCGATCTCCTTGAAGACCAAGGGCCCGACGCGCGGGCCGAAGACGTTCTCGACCATGGGCACAATCGCTGGGGCCAAGTCGAGGCGGTAGCCTTGGTAGAACTGGGGCGGGATGCCGCGCAGAACATTCATGGCGGCGATCTGCTGTTGGTTTTGGGCCGCATTGCGCGACGCCTCGACCCCGAACCAGCGGTACTCGTACCGACGGTTCATCTGCTGAGGCTCGATCTCCTCCATGACAACCTGCCTGCCGATCTCGCCAAAGGACCGGACGATCATCTTGTCGTCGCGGAACTGGTGATCGTACTCGGCGAACCGTTGGAGCATCGGGGAGAGAATGTCCTCCTCGATGATGAGTACGGCATCTGCGGTCTGTAGAATATCGACCTGCTGCTCGTTGGCGATCTCGGCTTGGTTGCGCTTCTGCTTCCCGCCGACAGAGCCGGGGATCATCGAAGGGTTAACGCTCAAGGTCTGGAAGATCTGCTGGCGAAGTTCCGACGCGCGCTCAAAGGCGCTGCGCCACAGTTCGGGGAACTGGGCAAAGCTCGTGTCCTGCGGGCTGGTCTTCCAGATCGCGGCGGGCCCCAACACCATGCTCTCGACGCGCGGGTTGCGCGCCGGATCGGTCATAATGATCGGCATGGCGGAGAAGTGCGCGGTGTCGGCGCCTTCGTTGATCGTGTCGTTGGCGAGGATCTGGAGGTCAAGAACGTCGGACACAGGGGGCCGGCCCTTGAATACGCCAGCCACCTTCTCGACGGCGGCGCTGATCACAGGAACCTTGTCGCACCAATAGGGGCAGAGCTTGACGCTCAGGACGCGGCCTTCGCCCGCCCAGTAGATCCGGCAGAGGCGGCGTTCGCCATTGACCTTTAGCTTCGCCCATATCTCGTAGATCGTCGCGGTGCTGTTGCCCCCGTCGATCTTGATGCCAGCCGCCGAGGCGAGCTGCTTCGAGGTGTTGTTGCGCTCCTCGCGCTCCTTCGACCCCATCTCTTTTTCAAGAGACTCGGCCATCTCGTTTGTGATCTCTCCGGCTGCCTTCTTCGCCTTGATCATTCCCTTCGACCAACGCCGGACGACAGTCACAGAGCCGCCCTTGTCGAGCGCGTCGTCGATGGTGTCGGCGGTCGCGGGAAGAACGAGCAAGTCGTTGTCGGCGATAACCTCGACAGTCGGGCCAGACTCAAGGATCTCCTCGTCGTGCATCTCCTCGACGGGGTCTTGGAACTCTGAGGGCGAAGGAAGCCCTTCGACTTCGACAGGCATCAGCGCCTTAGAGGTGACGTTGCGCTTGCGCTCCCGCCAGCTCACATAGACGGAGTACTGGCCTTCGAGGTCGCCATTGATGAGCAGCGGGCGGACGACGCGCGAGCGGAGCCCTTCGCGGCGAACGTAATGTTCGAGCAGCGACATCTGCGCGTGGGGGTGGTCGCCGTTCTCGGTAATGACTTCGACGTACCGCTGGTTCGAAGGGAATAGTTGGTTGACGTAGCGCGTCTTGCGGGCTTCGATGGCGTCGTGGATGAACGGCAGAAAGAGCTGAGAGGTGCCATTATAGAACTGACGATCAGACAGGACGCAGTTGTACGCGTCCCAGTAGTCGTTATTGTTCTCGGAACGCTCCTGCTGTTTCTCGAAGCCCTTATCCACATCACGGCCAATCTTGTTGACCTGATCCTTGATGGCCTGACGGTTGCCAAGCTCCGCGTCGCGTTTCATCTCAGCCATGTGGGAGCTACCTCTTTGCGCTCAAGTACCTGTGCCCTTGGGCAGTCGTGGCGAAGTGCATATCACTCTCCTCGTCGAAAAGCGACCCTGCATCCGTCAGCCCCGCGAAGCTCTCTAGCCCCTCGATCAGAACTTTGTAAGGACCGTCCTCAGCCGCGTCAGTCAGCACACCGTTCTTTAGCCCGCGCGTGTACCCCCCGGCCAAGCCGTTGAGCGTCCAGCGCGCCTGACTTGAAACCCGAAAGCAAGGGAAGCCTCTGCTCTCGCGCTGCATCAGCGCGGACAGCGCGGGCGAACCAAGGTGGGGCTGCACGCTGCGCTGCGTCGTGACAGGGATGCGCGCGCAGGCCTGGAGGAGGCCGACGTTGTTGTAGCTTTCGAAGTGCGACGGCGCGGCGACGACAGTCACGCGGCCACCGGCGTCAAGCTGGGCGCTAGAGACGACTTCGCGGATCGTCTCGGTCGGGCTGCCTTCCCGCACCCAGTCTTTGAGGACGTACAGCGTCCCGTCTCGATACTGGACAAGGGCAGCGGCGAGGAGGCTGCGCGTCGCGTTGAGGACGAGCCACGGAGTCGCGCCGCGCACAGAGCGCAGATCCTCGAACACATGGCGCGCGCCGAAGTGATCGTAGATCGGCATACCAGGACGCAGCTTGAGCGCATAGGCCAGTGCGTTAGGAACGTCGATGCGCCCGGTGGGGAAGCCGAGGAGCTGCGACTTGAGGTCAGGCAGTTCACGGGCAAAGACGACTTCGCCGGACTTGAAGAAAGGCTGGAGGCCACGGATGAAATCGAGCTTACCCTTGGGCGCGCGCAGCGCCCGGAACGGCACGCTCTCTCCGCGCCGCACTTGCTCTTGGCGGATCGGCTGGAGAAGGAACTCGTTGAGCCCGTCTTCCTCAACGCCGACCCATACGGGCGGCAAGTCGCTATTGAGCGCGCAATCGAAAACAGCCTCAACGATTTCGCTGGGCATGAGGAGCTTACCCCATGCGTCCCACACAACGAGCTTCGATCCGATCCACGACCAGCACGCATAGCCTGTGGTCGCAGAGTTCACGTTGGTCGTTCGGGCGGGATCGAACATCGCATACACGGGCTGCCATGTTCGGACGGTCGGCTCGACCCGGAAATACTGGTCGCGGAACACGCGCGACTCTCGGCTGGTCACTTCGCACAGGTATTCGCGCTCGAACTCTTCGACGAGCCCTTGGTTGGTCAAGCTGTCGCGCAGCTTGGCGATCTGTGAGAGCGGGAAGCGGTCGGGCCAAGTCGCTTCTTTCTGGCCGTCGGCGTTGATGAACTCGATCGGATATATCCGGTGCGTCCAATCTACGTCGCGCAGCAGGCGCACGGCGAGCGCGTCGGGGTCGAGTGGCGTCGCCGCAACGCGGACGAACGCAGAGGGGTCGCAAGCGGGAAGCACTTCGGCGAAGAACCACACGCGGGTCTTGCGCCGGTTCTCTAGCGTGGCAACGGTGGAGGAGTTCTCAATGTCATCACAGAAGACGGCATCAGGACGACTGTCCTGATACTTGATCCCGCGAAGCGCCTGTCCGCGCCCCATAGCCAGCAACCGCGTCCCGTTGGAGAGAACGAGCTCACCGTCGCTCCAGACAGGGCCTCTAAGTTCGCCGAACAGTTCTGCGAGATTGTCATTGCTTTCGATCTCGTGACGGATGGCATGGAGTCGTTCGCAGGCTCGATCGTACGTCTCCCCGATGATGAGCCCGTTCTTGAACTCGCGGAAACCGGCGCGGATCGCGATAGCTTCTTCGGCCAAGGTAGACTTCGCCGAGCCACGGAACGCCATGCTGATCAGCCTTGGGATATTCCCGTCGTGCCAATCCTTGATCATCTCTTTGTGGAACGGCTGCGTCGCGTTCGGGTGCCGGTGGCGGAACAGCACCTCATGGGCGAGGACGCGATCAGCGTGGAGCTTCTTGAAGAGTTGGGCGTGGAGGTCGGTCACTCTTTTTCCATCAGCACACGTTGGGCCAGCGTCAGCAGCCCAAGGCTTTCGAGGAGGCTAGATCCTGCGCTGAATAGCCTAAGCCCGCCTTCGTCGCCGAGGAGAACGATGGCTTGTTCGCACTTGACGCCGGTATCGAGGAGATCGAGCGCCATCTGCAACGCCTCGGCGGGGAGTTTGAGCCCTTCGTCGCCAAGGTCAGACAGGAACTTGTCGCTCACACTTCTTCCCCTGTGAACCTGTCTTTGATGACAGTGTGAAAGGCCCGCCCGACAGACGGGGAGGTTATGAGCGACGTGTACGACCCGTGGGGAACGCCGGGGTACTCAAAGGTCTTCCCGTCAGTGAACTCGATCCGCAGCGTTTGATCGTTGTGGTCGTAGCTCGTCTGCGCGATGAACGAGGAGCGGTGGTTCATAACCTCAGCCATCGTCAGGCCCCAGTAGCAGCGTCAGTGGCGTCAGTGGCAACAGCCGCATCGGTGGCAACAGTCGCATCGGTGGCCTCGGTGGCAACAGTGGCATCGGCAGAGGGATCAGCGACAGGCGCCGCGTCTTCGGCGACAGGGGCAGCCTCTGGCGTTCCAATTGCTTCTTCGACGTCAGCAACAGGCTCGGCGACAGGCTCGGCGACAGGCAGCGCGTCTGAATAGCTCGCGATGTCTGCCAAGGCGTTAGTGGCAACAGTGGCAGCCGGTCCGCCGATCTGGATGACAAGGTTCAGCGCGTCGATAGCGATTTGGAGTTGAGACATTTCAGATCCTTCAATTCAGTTCGCTGTTGAGATCAGTGATCATCTGGCGGAGCAACGCCCACTCCTGCTCAGTCGGACCGCGGTTATCTTTCTGCATCAGCGCGAGCGTCGCGTTGACGCTGGTGAGCTGGGCGTAGACATCGACGCCGGCTTTCACAAGACTGGGGAGCGCCTGTAGGAACTCAAGGACGAAAGAGATCATTGGACTTTCACCTTCGATGTGAGGGCAGTCAGTTCTGCGACTGCGCTCTTCGCGGCAGTGACAGCATTGGCGAGCTCTGCGCTCGTCGAGTTCGACCGCACAATGGCCTCGGAGTTGAAGAGGACACTGTCAGCCGCGGCGTTCACAGAACGCAGGTCAGCAAGGACAGTCGCGTCGGCGCAGATCTTCATTCCCGTCTGGCAGGCGGGCAAGTTTCGGTACGCAACGGCGATGCGCAGGGCTGCGGCGTAGTCGCTCTCGACGAGGTACATGTCCTGCTGCGCCTGAGTGCTTGTCAGGCCAGCGGCAACAGAATTGACTGTAGCGCACCCACTGATCGTCGAGAAGCAAAAGATGAAGATGACACCGACAAGCGCAATGAGCGCGAGATCGAAAGAGTGCTTACTGGGCTTGGACATCTGTGCCTCCGTCGATCACAGGGGTGGGAACTACCTCTGGCGCCGGAGAGGAGACAGCGCCAGAGGTAGCCTCGACTTCTGCTGCACCGGCAGAAGGAGTTAACGTCGCGCGGACTTCACTCGCGGTAATGAGCGCGAGGGTCTGCGCGAGATGCGCTATCAGCGCAGGGTTCGCCCCGCGCTGCTTGAACTCGCCAACGATGTTCGCCAGTTCTTCGATGTCAGATACATCGACGGCGCTCACCAGCTTCGACACCAAAGCGTTGCGCGACACGAACGACCAGACGACCGTCCCTGCCAATGCTGCGGCTGGCGCGATGAACTCTGTGGCTGTCGAGGACGCGCCGACCAACCCATTAGCGGCCATCAGGCCAGCGGCGAACGTCACGCCGTGGCGCGTCATACTCGATACGAGATCAATGGTGTCTTGCTTGTCCATGCCGAAAGCCTCCTCGCTTTGAAGGGAAACTATGTCAGGCGGTGATGCTAGTCAAGTGATTAGGGTTTTCGGAAATGAGCGCGGAATTTGTGTGGGTGCTATAAAATAATTAGCCCCGACCCTCCACCCCCGCTTTCCCTACGTGTGGCAGCCGGGCAGCCGGGCAGCCGGGCAGCCGGGCAGCCGGGCAGCCGGGCAGCCGGGCAGCCGGGCAGCCGGGCAGCCGGGCAGCCGGGCAGCCGGGCANACCGCTATGCCGCATAGCATTAGAGGCTGATCGGCAAAGGCGATTTGTTGGGGCCTATTAATCGGAAAAGCCGATGAGGGTGTGAGTGATAGGGTGACAGCGCCGGAGCGCGCCATAAGGCCAGCCTCCCCACCCGACAGCGACGAGGCGAAGACAAATCAGCGACGAGGCCACGGGCGGCATCGCCTTAAAGCTGTCAAGCGATCCTGACAGCCCTTTGACAGCCACCCCTTATAGACGCACGCCTAAATCCATATTGCACCCCAAACACCAGACAAATGGGGCTTGGGCTGTCAAAGGGTTGTCGACCTGTCTTGACAGCCTAGACGGCCTCAAAACCCAGTAAAATAGGGGGTTTCGGGAACATGGCTGTCACGCTGTCAAAAACCCCCCCTAGAGGGGGAGGGTTTTTTTGACAGCTTAGCGTGCCTGCCGATTGTCGGCTCGCGGGAAAGTGTCAAAAGTGCCTGACACTTTCTAGACAGCTTGACAGCCACCCCCTTGGCCGGCCAGCCGATTTAATGTTTTTCGATTTATTTAGTCATTTGCCTATTGACAGCCCCGCGAATCACCGCTAGATAGTGGTTCATCGAAACGGCAACCAAGGAATGACAAAATGTTTCTCAAGCTTCTTTCTCGCGTTGCAGCTCGGACCACCCACCGCGGGATGCGCCCCCACTGGATCCGCGACGCATGGCGGGCGGGCAAGTGGGCGCCCGACATGGGCCTGCCTTGGTAAGGGGGCCTAGGCTTTCCTTTGGGGCGGACAAGCGCCGCCCCTTTGGTAAATCTAGCAGGAGCAAACGCATTGGAGCGCTTAGCATGACAGTCACAGGCACTGACGGCCTCACCATAATCGTTTTGGCGCTGGCTGGCCTTATGGCCGCCCGCCTCTTTATCGAAGGGATGCGCAAATGAGCTACAAAGAATCCGACATTATGCACGAAGCGGGCGACTTCTTTGTGCTCCGCCAGCCAAACGCCTATGGCCGCAAGAGCGCCGACGGCAAGGCGCGGCATGACTTCAACGTTTACCGCAATGAGGGTACGCATTCGGTTCGTTGCGGCGTCTTCACGCTGCCCGATGAAGCGCGGGCACTGGCAATGGCGATTGCGGAATGTGAGCGCCGCGCCAGCGGAGGCCGCCCCGACGTGGCGCTATGGAATGCGACTAACGCCTAGCGCCTTGATAGGGCAGGACCGCTAAGCCTGCCCGTTCATGGCCTTAGGCCAGAAACTCTAAAACCGGAGCAATGCACATGACCGATGTTTACATTTCCGCCGACTACCTTCGCGCAGCTATGATCTGTGCAAGCACAGAGAAAGGCCGCTACTATCTCAACGGGGTTTACGTAGACGCGGCGGGCTTTATCGTTTCGACCGATGGCCATCGCGCGTTTATTGGGCGATTTGACCCTTGCGAGGCTGGCGACGGCTCGCAGCGCCCTGCACCTGCATCATTCGGCGGGTACATTATCCCGCTTGCCACGCTGAAGCGGGTATTGGCGGGCAATAAGGCGCGCCTGATTGCGGTGAGCGGCGACGAGATTGACGGCCAGCGATATGAGCCGATTGACGGGACGTTTCCTGACTGGCGCCGCATCATTCCCGCCGCACATCCTTCTGGCGTCGCTGGGCAGTTTAACCCTGACTATTTGGGGGATATGGGCAAGATCGGCGCGCTTGTCGCAGGTGGAGGCAAGGGGAACCTTCGCGCTCATTTGCACCATGATGGGCCTAGCAACCCTGTGGGCGTTACGTTCCCCAATTGTAACGACGCCTTTGCGGTACTCATGCCCATGCGTTCTGACAATGATTCCGCCGTGTGGGATAACATCCGCGCGATTGTCTAGGCTTTCCTTTGGGCCGCGTCACGACGCGCGGCCCTTTGGTAAACTTAGCAGGAGGAAACACTATGACAATGACACGCAAAGAACAACTGGCGATAATCAACCGCGCCTTTGCCGCGATGGACGGCCCGCAAGACGGCTTTTCCGCCGTGCGCGACAAGCTGTTCGACATGAACAAGGAAAGCGAGCGGAAGCACAGGCGTTTCATGGGCCGCGCGTCTAACCTGCCTGTGGGCGCAGCGGCAAAGCTGTTCACAGTTCAGCATATCGCGGAAGCGCTTCTGGCGCCTGACCGCTACACGGTGGACGACGTGACATGCACCCGCCTAGAATGCCTTTATGCCCAAGCCTATGCCCGCCGCTTTCGTGCGGAATTACTCGCGGCTTGGGAAGCGGTCGGCCTGACGCCCGAACAGGTTCTGGCGCCCGACTATGCGGAGTTGATGGCATGAAGGGCGCAAACATCACCCGGCCCGACGGGGCCGTGGTTCATTGCTACGCCCCCGGCGATGGCTTGTTGTCTTTCGCCCTAGAGTACGAGGGCAAAGCCCGGCCCTATGACATCACCGACGAGGAAGCCGAGCGGGCCTGTCCTTACGGCTGGCTGGTCTACCGCGAAGGGCCTTACCATCGCGCGAGGCCCGCCAAGTGACCCGGCCC